TGGTGAGTCACTGACAAATAAATTAAGGGAGTTGGGACTTATTCAAATACAACCATTAGCATTTGTTAGAGGTAGAAGTATCGATAACACAATAATTGTTGTTGATGAGGCACAAAACATATCTATACAGAATATGAGAACCCTTATGACAAGGATTGGTGACAATTCGAAAATGATTATCCTTGGTGATGTTAAACAGAAAGACATCAAGAACCCAAAGAACAGTTCATTAGAGATTGTAATTGATAAGTTTGAGGGTTTAGATGGATTTGGTTGTGTTTCACTTAGAGACCCTAATGATGTAGTTAGAAACCCAATAATAAAAATCATTGAGAGTATCTTTGATGAATTAGAAGAAGGTAAATAATTATGAGAGTAGGAATTGCGTTAGATGGGGTAGTAAGAGATTTCATGGGTCAATTAGAAAAAACCTATGATAAATATTACCCTGAAGAAGTAGAAGAAGGTGAGGAATTACCACAAAGGAAAATAGATTCATTTAATTTATTATATCATTTCCCATTTAGTGGTGGCACAACAGAGTTAAATGAGTTTATGTATGTGGAATCAGCGTTAGAAGTTTTTGGACATCCAGGTGAGTCTAAATTAAACGCAGTGCAACACCTTAACCAATTCCATAATCTGTTAGAAGATGAAGGTCATTTCCCATTAGTTATTTCGAGAGAACTGAATAATAGCAAACCATCAACATTATTTTTTCTATCTAAACTTTCTAGTAAGGTTAGTAATATAAAATTTGTTAGGGAATATGAAGACAAATGGGATCATGTTGATGTGTTAATCACATCTAATCCGATAACATTAGGTTCAAAACCACAAGGAAAGATTTCAATTAAGGTAATTAATGGTTATAATAAAGATTGTGAATCTGACTATACAATATTAGACTTAAAAGAATTATTAGACGACAAACAACTACAAGAAAAGATACTTACCACTACTACGGTGAGTTTTACAGAAATAGATGAGTAATATTTACTTATCACAATATTAAAATACAATTGTTTTATGGAAGAGAAAGAATATTTAGACTTTGGAGGGAAAGATTTTATAATAGATTTTGAATCATTATCTGATCTTGTAAGGTTACCACCGATACATTATAAAAATGAAGAAACTGGTGAGATGGAAGAGGATGGAGGACCATCCATTGATGTTACTAAATATGAAATGGTAAGAGAAATGGTTAATACAATATTAAACACTGTTGAGGTTATTGATGATAAATTAGGTGTGATGGCATTAAACCAATTGCCAATACCATTTAAAATTTCGTATAATACCCTTATACATTATGATATATTAAGAGAAATAGAAGATAACGAATAATTTATTAAAAAAAAAGAAGAAAATGAGCGAACAAGTTGAAAACTTAAAATCTGCATTAGATAAAATTAAAAGTAAGGATTTTGGGATATATTTTTACACTTTAGATACTAAAGGTAACCCTGTTGCTAGTGTTGCGAATATCTACGAACACGTAAAGATATTAAACGAACAAGGTTATAAAGCCTACATACTACATCAACAAAATGATTATAAATTACATGAAGATGAGAATGGTATGGGAATTGCCAATTGGTTAGGTGTAGACTATGCTAACCTACCACACATATCGATAGAATCACAACAATTACAAGTTGGACCTTCAGACATTATAGTTATACCTGAAGCGTTTGCTGGGTTGATTAAAGAAACTGCAAGTTTCCCATGTAAAAGAATTGTATTATTACAAGCGTATGAATATGTATTTGAGGATTTAGCTTTAGGTGAAAATTGGGCACAACATGGCATCAATGAAGTCATTACCACAAATGAAACTCAAAAAACGTATATCGAAAGTGTATTCAGAGGGATTAAAACACATGTTGTACCTGTAGGTATACCGGAATTTTTTAAACCTAACGAAAAACCAAAAATTCCTGTTGTTGCAATCAGTGCAAGAGACAAAAGAGAGATACTTAAATTAGTTAAAGTATTCTATCAAAAATACCCACATTATAAATTTATATCATTTAGGGATATGTCAGGAATGACAAGAGAAAAATTCGCTGAAGAATTAAGAGAATCATTCGTAAGTGTTTGGATTGATGAAATATCAGGATTTGGAACATTCCCAATAGAATCAATGAAATGTAATACACCTGTTGTTGGTAAAATACCTAGAATGGTTCCTGAATGGATGGGATCAGCTGATGAAAACGGGAATATAACACTTAAAGATAATGGTGTATGGTCAGGTAACATTAATACATTACCGGATGTAGTAGCAACTATGGTTGGTTTATTTTTAGAAGGTGGTATTCCTGAACATATCACTTCAAATATGAGTGAAACTGCTAAAAATTACACTACAGAAGAATTGGTTACTAATGTTAGTAAAACTTATGGTGAGATTGTATCACAAAGAGAATTAGAACTTACAGTCTTATTACAACAAGTAGAAGAGAAAGAAAATAAGATTGAAGAAACCGTTAATCAATAATATTCAAATATAAAAAATATATAAAATGTCTAATATTACAGTAATTATACCAGTACATGAAGTACAAAATAATATGTCAGATTTACTGAAACGATCAGTAAATAGTGTGGCAAACCAAAATGTAAAACCAAAAGAATTATTAATCGTTCATTCGAATAATGAGGAACTAAAAAAGTTTTTAGGTGAGTTTGATTTCTCATCAGTTAAAGATTTTATGAGATTAGTTGAGAATGAAGGTGATACCTCATTTCAAGGTCAAATAAACTATGGTGTTGAAAACTCAACAACTGATTATTTCGCATTTTTAGAATATGATGATGAAATGTCTGCAGTATGGTTAGAATCAGGTGTAGAATACATTAAACATTATCCTGAAGTTGGGGTGTATCTCCCAATTGTATTTGAATGTAACCCTGAAGGTCAATTCCTATCATTTACAAACGAATCAGTATGGGCTAAAGATTTTTCTGAAGAAATGGGTTACATCGATAATAATGTTCTTCAAAATTTTGGGAACTTTAACTTTGATGGTATGATAGTAAAGAAATCAGTTGTTGAAGAGTTTGGTGGGTTGAAATCCAATATGGAATTAACATTCACATATGAATTCTTATTAAGAATGACTTATAATTCAGTGCCAGTGATGGTTATACCAAAATTAGGCGTTAAACATACTAATAGTAGAGAAGGTTCTTTATTTATGGATTATAAACAAAGAATGAACCCTATTGAAAGTAGATTTTGGCAGAATCAAGCGAAGAAAGAATATTATTGGGGTGAAGATAGAGAAATAACATATGAGCGTGAAGAAGCTTAAATGTTAGAAGAAAAAAAGAAACGAGGTAGAAAGAGAGTCAACGACTTATACTTCGGTCCAGATCAAGAAGTTGCTGTTAGGAAATTTTTAAGTTTAGGGGAAATGATACCTGATATCAGAGATCCAAAATTTAAAATTGATCCTAATAAGGCTAGACAACTATGGACAGGGACAACTGAAGATGGTTTTGAAAGGGAAAGAGTATATAATAGGGATCTCAGAGATCCTTTAAACAAAATGATTGAGTCAATCATCAGAAAATATAAACTCTACCCCAAAGACATGGTGTTTGAGGACATACACGCAGATACCTTATCTTTTTTAGCAACCAAAATGTCAAAGTTTGATTTTGACGCTAACAAAAAAGCGTATTCTTATTTTGGTACAATCTGTAAGAATTACTTATTAGGTAAGTTAATCAAAGATGATAAGAAGATGAAACAGAACTTATCATATGATGATGTCTATAGGACTGTAGAAGAAAGACCTGAAATGATTTATTACCTAGAAGAAGGTGATAAAACAACTTTAGAAACTTTCATAACAGAAATTTCAGATTCCATTAAAGAAGAAATGATGGATAGTAAATTAAATGATAATGAATTAAAAGTAGGGGATGCGTTAGTAACTATTTTAGATAACTGGGAAAATATTTTTGAGAATGTTCAAAGTGGTAATAAATACAATAAAAATTTAATCTTATCCTACATCAGAGAAATCACTACACTAACTACTAAAGACATTAGATTGGGTATGAGAAGGTTTAAAAAAATATATAAACTCACAAAAAACGATAAATTAGATAAGGGATTATTATAAAACGTCTTATTCTAATATTTATATAGAAAAGACAAATGGCACGACCAAAGAAAACAAAGATAACTCTTAATAAAGAGAGTTTAACTGAATTCATGCAGGAGATATACAATGATAGTGTAACTATGATGAATACTGCTCGAAAAGAGTTAAATGAAAGAAAAAATAGAGCTGAGGTTGAAGACATTGGAGATGAGTACCAAATAGGGAAAGTTAACAATGAAACTATTAAAATCATTGACTCCGCAATCGATAAAAAATTAGCATTAGCTAAACTACAAATCCAAATAGTAACAAATAACAAGGTTGATAATGATGTGCAATCTAACGGTGAAGCCCTTTCAGAAGATGATAAGGTAACATTAAGAGAAATGTTTAAGAAACAACAAGATAAAACTAATTCGGAATACGATTTAGGTGAAGATTAATAAATAGTTTTATGCCTACTAAAGAAGAGAGACAAACAGGACGTGTAGAAAAGCTTACAAAGGTAACAACATTAACAGCGCAAGTAATGGGTACCGTATCAATGATCAAAACCTTCTGCACTAATTTCCCGACACTTAATGTAGATCTCTCCATCCCGATGATGGATGTTGCTGATGTTATCAAATTCCTACTAAATATGTTAGGTTCTTTATTGGGTTTGCAAATACCTGAAATTAGGGATATGTTAACCCAATGGTTAATCAAAGTGATGAAACCATTAGAGAAAGAAATCACCTTTGACCTTAAAACTAATTTAAAATCTTGTTTTGCATGTAAAATAAGTCCAAAGATACCTGATTGGATGTTTACTGATGGTATTAATATAGAAGTTGATCAAATAGATTTAACTTCTATGTTAAAAGTTAACCCTGATAGTGAAGTAGGTGGGTTGTTATATGATTCATCATCAAATAAAGATATGAATAGATTCTTATTCGATGTGATACAAGACACTCCTAACGAACAACCTTGGACAGACCCATACAACCCAGATAAAACTATTGCTACTTTTAAATTTGTTGAAACAGGGTCATTTGTTGGATATGATAAAAATTCAGATACGGGTGGTGGTGATACTGGACAACAAAACAACGACAAACGGAACAATGTTATTAACATGAAGATTGATTCTTCTTATCAAAGTAAAACATTCATAACTTTCTTAAATGATTATATAGACTCTCAAAGGCCTTTATTTACTTCAGAAAAAGCAATCCCACAAGCAATGGATTTCATTTATGGTGTGTTGAGTAAGAAAATTAATTTAGATGAAATAAGTTTAGAAAAACAAGCAGAATTTGATCAAACAGTAGAAGATTTAATTAAATGTGGTGTAGATGACCCTAATGTAATATTGGATGATTCCTTTTTTGAATTTGACGATAAACAAGTTATTAATATTAAAAGAAGGGTAGAAGAAAGAAAAAGAGGTATAATTAATTTAGATAATTGTGGTGAAGAAGAATCTTTAGTAGACTTCCATAGTGTTAAAGATTTTAGTGATAGGTTAAAGACAGAACCAAATGAAAATAAAAGAGTTACCATAGTTAATAATGGAATTAACCAACTTTCTGATGTTAGTTCAAACAATGTCTCACCACAAAATAAAACTAAAGCTAAATGGCAATTCATCATTAACTTAATTGATGCAATTAAGATAACAATAATTAAGATGATACTCTCACCAAAGATTAATATATTAATCATAACATTATTTTATTTGGTTAATGGTCAAGCGAGGTTTACAAGTGTAAGAGACTTTATTAAAAATATAATATGTCTTTTAAGGGAAATGATTCAGAAATTATTGAAAAAATTAATTTATGAGTTATTATTACCATTAATACTGAAAGCAATTACGATATTATTAAAGTGCTATATTAAATTTAAAGTGACCCAGAAAAAAGAACAAATAAAAGAACAAATCGCAAGTTTGACACCATTCCCTGATTTACTTAATAAAGGTTTAGATAAAGCATTTGGTGTAGTGGAAGGGGCTGCCAATTCTGCAATTGATGTGGGGGTTGACTCAGGAGAAAGTGCAATTGCGAAAGGTAACAAAAATCAAACAAGTTAATAATTATGGAATCGAATTGTAAAGATACTGATAATAAAGAAATATACACAACTAAAAAACCTAGGTTTCAGGTTCCTTTAACTAGCATCACTAAAGTTATTCAGATATTAAAAATGTTATTGAATATGCCGGAAATACCAATGCCTGGGTTAAATAAATATTTAATAACTGTAGGTAGTAAGTTTAGATCCGGTATGAGTTCAACTGATTTAGCTGCAAGGGTTATGAATAGAAAAACAGAAGCTGGGATACCTACTGAAACATTACCGAGTGGTGCACCTAATATAGATTTGAAAATGGAACGAATAAGGGCAGAAGAGATAATAAGGGAATTAACAACAAAGGGTAAAATAACCGTCAGCTTACCTACATCATCAATCAAATTTGAAGGTAGTGGGTATGGGTATGTTACGGGATATAATGCAGATGAAGCAAAAGGTGAAGGTGTCATTAGTTAAAAACATAGAGTGGGGCAATATGTCAAACGCTAACATTAGAGAGAAACTAATGTCATTACAGCATGAGCACGAATCACTTAAAAATAAGATGAATGAGATGACAGATATTATGGAATCTTTGGAGATTGAATATTTACATGGAAATGAAGTTATAATAAAAAGAGCTAAAGGTGAGTAATTGATATGGGAATGTTAGATAGTGATAGTAGAGGTGGTGGTGTAAAATTTATCAAGATAGGTGAAGTAGTACAGAATTCTGACGCTAGTGGTGTTGGCGAACTTAAAGTAAGGTTAGAAGGTGGTACAGATAAAAATGACACTACAGCTAACTTAATACCTTGTTTACCATTATTACCTAGACATATTAATATAATGCCAGAAGTGGGTGAGGCAGTATTCGTCTTTCAATTAGAGATGACTTCAGGTCCAGAAACTACACAGAAGAGTGAACGTTTTTGGTTTGGTCCGATTGTTAGTCAATTACCAGATTTAGAAAAATCAGAAAAAGTAAAAGGGTTATCAGGATTTCTTCGTGGTATAATTCACCCTAATAAAAATATAACAGAAATACCTGAATCACATGGGGCTTACCCCGATAAAGAAGATGTGGCATTACAAGGAAGAGGGTCAGGTGATTTAATATTAAAAAAAGAGCAATCAATATTAAGGATAGGTAAATTTAAAAGTGGTAATAGATTAAAATTCAATAAAGAAAATTTAGGGTATATTCAACTAAAACATGGTGATGATGATCTTAAAAAAGAATTTATCGATGATATTGTCACTGTTTATAAGTACACACCACCAGAAAAGAAAATGACTGCGCAAATTACATCAATAATGAGTAATGGTGTTATATTACCTGAAGGTCTAACAGATGATGAATATTCCACTGCAAGTTCACATCAATTACTGATGACGAAGAAGAATTTAAAAACAAATAGTATAGATAATAGTGACAGTGGTAGTTATAGTGCAAGAACAGAAGCATTAGAGGCATCAATTAACGCGTTGGGTGGTGATGGGTCAACTTTCGAAGGGGTATATGCTTTAAGTGGTAAATGGGAATTATTCACTAAAACAAAAGAAATATTAGAACACTACGCAGAAGGGTCACAAGATTCCTTTAAAAATGGAACTGTCATTTACCCAAATAGTACTCAAAAAGTGCAAGAGACTAAAAAAGTATTAAAATTAACAAAAAGCACTAGTGGTGTTAAGAGTACAATTGTTAATATTGTTGCAGATAAAATTAATTTAATTAGTCATGATGGTGATCATACTTTTGAATTAACTGACCCCAAAGATTTAATTACTAAAGATACTCAAAACGATATAAATACAAAGGCGCACCCAATGGTATATGGTGATACATTAGTAGAATTTTTAGAGTTAGTGAGGGATTATGTTAAATCACATGTTCATCCTTATCATGGGATGGTAGCTGATGAAGGTATAGAAAAGTTAAGTGTTTTAAATTATGACCTACAAACAATACTAAATAAGAATATTAACTCTAATTAAGATATTTATAATAAAAAGGAATAAATGGTAATCAGAACATACATAGATAAAGATAATACTATAATTAAAAGTTTATTAGCAAATACAGGTAGAAATGAGATTGCTCAATTATATTATGGTGGTGACGCATTAGTAACTAACTATACGAGACACTTAATATATTTTGATGTGGATGATTTACAAACAAAATATAATAATGGTGAGTTAGGCGATTTAAGTAACTTAACTCATACATTAAAGATGACTAATACTTCCTTCTTTGATGAAGATTTATTAGCGCAAAAAACATGTGAAGGATTTCAAAGGGCATGTTCATTTGATTTAACACTTTTTAGGGTTAATAAATATTGGGATGAAGGATGTGGGTATGACTATACCCAATCAATCACACAACAAAGTGATGAGATTACTTATGTAGAAGGTGCTAGTAATTGGGTCAGTTCGACTTCAACTATTGATTGGGATGAACCTGGTGTTTATTCAGGTTCACCATCGGCAATTACTGTAACAACACAAAGCTTTGATAAGGGTAATGAAAATTTAGAAATGGATATCACCAATGAGGTTAATAGTTTAATCACAGGTGGTACAGTTAACTATGGTTATGGAATATCTTTTGATAGAGATTTAGAATTAGTTATAAAGGCTGAATCACAATACGTAGGTTTTTTCACTAAAGAAACTCAAACTTATTATGAACCATTTGTTGAGACATTATACGATAACCCAATTAGAGATGACAGAAATAAATTCTATAAAGGGAAAACAAATAAATTATACCTCTATGTTAATGTAGGAGGTCAACCAACTAATTTAGATAATAACCCTAGTGTTATTATTAAAGATGAAGATGATGTTACCTATACCGCAATAACAACAGGACAAACTGTACAAGTAACTAAAGGTGTTTATAGTGTAGAATTCTCCATACCAACATCTGCTGATGATTGTGTAATATATAGTGATATATGGGGAGACTTAAATGTTAATGGTGTGTCAAGATCTGATGTTACTTTAGACTTTGAAGTTAGAGATGATGAGAATTATTTTGATATTGGAACTAACGATAGTAATTCATTAGATTACTATATGTCTGTGACAGGTATTAAGAGGGAAGAGAAGATTAAAAGAGGTGACCAAAGGAAAGTATTCGTCACTGCAAGAAAACCCTTTACAACTAACGAAACTGATGTCATTGATGGTTTAGAGTATCGTCTTTATATTAAAGAAGGTACAACTGAAGTAAATGTAATAGATTGGCAAAATGTTAATAGAACATTCAACAACAATTACTTTATTATTGATACATCTTGGATGATACCTAACATATACTATATTGATGTTAAATTAACTTCTAATCTTGAAGTTAAAACATATAGTGATACAATGAAATTTAAAATTGTTAATCAGATAGATTTACATTAATCTTCTGTTACTGGTTCCGATGGTGCTTCAGGATATTTAAAATCCGTTACTATTGGTTTTATTTGGTTTACAACAAGATCATCAAGCCATTCATTCATCGATTCTTTACTTACCTCTTTAGGTAAATCAAAATACGCTTTCTCAACTAACACACCTTCAACATTTGCAACATCTGTTGTACTATCCCCTAAACTATATTTAATTGAGATGGTTGGTTCAGTATTTGTTCCCCTATAGTCACCAAGATCGAAGATAACTTTAATTATTATTATTTTTCTTTCTGCTACATCTCTTTCATGTCTTGGTAGTTCCCATCTGTAATCATAATTAACCGGTAAATATAAACTAAAACCATTATAACTGTCCCAGAAATGACTAGTATGTGGTGTTACCTCACCACCAATATTTAAATCCCAGTCTCCACCTTCTATTTCATCATCTTCTAAACTCTTTTTATAGTGACTAATAAAGGTACCCATATAACCCTTTAAAATTTCTGCAACGTGGACTTCACTGTTAATTCTATTTTCTTTAAATAAATCATCACCATGCATTACAAATAACCTACTTATCTTATAAGCTTCATGAAATGACATTTGCCATTTATCATTTAATTCTTTCGTAATATCATTCGTGTTTAACCTCCAGTATCTAAAGTCATCATCCGCATTTTTTGCATATTTTTTATATAAAGACTTTAATACTTTCTTTTGTGTTGGTGTAAGGTTACCTAAATCATCAACCATTAAACCCTCTGTAAGTATAGCTTCTTTTATAACGTATTTCTTTTTAATTCTCATAACTTAACTATATTCTATTTGATCATGGCTATCTACTTCTATATTACCGATATCCATTTCCCATTCAGGGTAATCAAACCCATCAACATTTATTTCTTCACCTATTTCTATGTCACTATGTATACCACTATTAATGTTAATTTCCGCTTCATCATGACTTTTAGCATAAACCCAAACATTACTATCTTCTGCAACACCATAATTCTGACTTACAACATTAATACCACCAGTCCATGTATATTGACCAAAATATGATAACTCTTCTCCCATAAATTGATCATAATCCCCTTCATCATTATACCTAATAAAAAAGTTATACGATAATACTAAACTATCTTGTTCAGGTAAAAGAAATACCCTACTTATTTTTTCACCTAATAATGGTATCGCATGGCTACTTTCACTAACCTTAACATCTACTTCATACCTTTTCTTTTGTGGGGTATTTTTATGACACCATTCAAATATCTTTATAGTTTGTTTGGTTATGTTATTCGTAATACGTTCAAATGATACGTCATCAGGAATTGACTCCTTAAACAATCTTTTGTATTGTGATTCATTAATAGTGATTTTCATTCCATTTATAAATATCTACGAAACATGAAAGCATAAAAAAAGGGTAGAAAAAATCTACCCTTTTATTTTATAATATATTAATTAAGACTATCTTAATTCGTTAATATCAAACGTTTGAACTCCATCCACTCTAATATTACCATAGAATCTGTTGTTTACCATCTTCTTAGCATATCTCGTCATAATCCCCTTCGTTGGAGCGAAGTTAAATGGATTTTGTAACGTTGGAGTTAATTGTAAAGGTACGTATGGTGCGTAGATATATCCAGTATCTAACAACGATTTTCCTTTATGTCCAATAAGTATTGAGTTAGCTGGTGCATATGGATCTCTGTATACTGTGTATCTTCCTCCTAATGAACCGATTTTCTCAATTCCCATGTTATATTGATCTTGTTCTGGGTTAGCGTTACTTACGTGGAAGTATTCTAAATCATCAAAGATAGCTGATACTTCAGACGATACAACAACAAAGTTAGCACCACCTTTAAGTGTAGCTTTATGAATTTGTGCAGACAATTGATTCACTTTAGTGATCAATGTTTGATTCCATTCTTTTTGTGTGTAAGCGTTGAAACCTCCACCTGAATTAGCTCTTTTCCATCCGTTGTAATCCCATCTTAAAGACCAAGCTCCACCTTTACGTAGATCTCTTAATATCTCTCTATCGATTTCAGCTGCAACTTGCTCAGAAAGCAATGCTGTTAATTCAGCCTCTGCATCGATGTTATGGAAAGCACTAACGTCTTGTGCCAGTTCTGGTGACCAAGTAGCTCTTAATTTTCTTTCAGTTACTGATACAACAACTTCATCAAGTTCGAAAGATACTTCTCCCATTTCAGTTGTGTATTCCATATCTTCGTATTGTAACCAAGATGCAGTAAATGAATTACCTGAAGATGCAACAGACGTTGATGTGAATCCTGATTCAGCACCAGTATAACCATCAATTCTACCTGAAGAACAATCAACACACGCTGGGTGAGTTAAATCAACTTCTACTAATAGACAACCATCAGGAGCACAAATACCACCTGTAGAATAATCCACAATACCTTTTCCGTATTTCTGTGTTACCAATCTAAATGGTACTTCCTCACCACTTAAAGCGATTGATGTTCCATCATTATCAACGATATCACCATTAGTAACAACTTTTAAAGAAGCTAAGAAAGATTCTGTATCTACCTCATTTCCGTAAGAATCAGTTAATCTACCGGCACTAGAATCAGTGAATCCTTGAATAGCTAATTTGATATATCTTACTGAATTATCCGCCCCTAATGTTTTTTGTTCGTTAGCTGGGTAGCTAGTTGAACAAGTTAAACCTGACACCATTGTAGTACCAGAATTAGGTCCGAAAGTGTTAGCTTCAACACCATTCGCAGTTAATATAGTAGATGCTCCTTTTGACTTATCAAATAAACCATCGTTATAATATAAATCATAAAGAGACTTCTCTTCATACGTTGCAACTGCAGTTCCAGCATTACCAAAAGGTAAAGAACCATTGTTACTAGCAGTACTATCAACCTTACCACCTAATGCAACTGGTGCGTCAGATACTTTAGGAATGAAATAGAATAATTTACCAATTGGCATGTTCATAGCTTGTACTGATACGATATCATTAGCTAATAATTTAGAGAATACTCTTCTTACGATTGGAAATACAACAGTTTCGAAAGAACCTGATGAACCAGCGTCAGAAGACTCTGTTAATAAAGAAGATGCTTGGTTTTCATATAACTGAGCAACGTTCTCTTTGATGTGTCCTTTAAGACCATCTAAGAATCCTAAACTATCCCATTTCGACATAGTTTTTGTTCTAATTTGTTTTAGGTGTTCAAGTCCGATATTACCGACTTCACCTGAATTTAATAAATGTCCCATTTTTTTAATGTTAATTTTAATTTATTTTATTTATCTTTCAATTCTCTTCATTAAATCTTTAATGGCGTTAATCTGTGGATCAACATAAGCCTTAGCTTCATTAAGATTTGATTTAGAAGAATCAATAGTTTTATTTATTTTCTTATCTACAGATTCAGTTATTGGAGATTTCTCACCTAACTCACCTTCGATAGATTTAAAAAGAGATTTGGATTCTTTAATAGTTTCAATATCATCAAATCTTTTTAAGATTTTCATCTTCTCTTTTTTAGTAGTAGAATGTTCAGTAAACAATCTTGTAGCGTGAGCTAAATTTTGATTGAACAATGCCACTTCATTTATTTTAGTTTTAAATACTTTAAGAGCTTCTTTATATTGACCATTTCTAGTTTTTAACTCTTTGTATTCTTTTAGTAACTTTTGGTATGACTCATTTCTTACATTAGTTTTAGATTCAGTAACTCTTCTTTTAGTAGTAGGTTTTCTATTTATAGATTCTCTTACTAAAGGTTTTCTGTTTCTTTTAGATTCAGAAGTTTGTCTATTTCTATGTCCACCTTTTCTTTGTCGACCTTTAGATCTAGCTAATGTATGATCTTCACCCATTAGTTCTTCATCTTCATCCATAGAAGCTTCTAACTCATCTGCCATATCGGCATCTAATTCAACTTCATACATAACTTCATCTAAATTACCTTCTTCAATTCCGTACATGTCATCACTGCCACATCCTTCACAAATTTCATCTTCTTCAGATTCTTTAATGTAATACTCAGCACCTGTCTGATTATCTTTAAGTGTGATTCCACCTTCGTCTTTTACAACTTCAATTTCATCATCGTCACTCATAGATTTGAAAACTTTCATAACTTCATCGTCTCCAGCCATAGTAAGATCCATTTCATCCTCGTCTCCAAGTCCTTCTAAATCTCCTAACATTCCTTCTTCGTCTCCAAGTTCCATAGGTAATTCCGATCCTTCTTCGTCTCCAAGTTCGTCATCAAGTTCTAAATCCAGTTCAACACCTTCTTCGTCACCAAGTTCCATTTCCATGTCACCTAACTCTTCATCTCCAATTGAATCATCTCCTGCGTCATCTCCAGGTAATCCATCTTCCATTTCATCATTTTGATCCTCTAACTCATCATCTTCAATCCCTTGTTCATTAAGAGATTCTCTAACAACGCTATTAATTTCTTCCTTCATAGTCGAAGCAAGTATTTCTTTTGTGTTGGCTTTTAAGGCATCTTCTAAAGACTTCGCTTCTAGCAAAGCCTCTTCAATGATTGATTTTTTTTCTTTAGCCATTTTAATAAATTTGTTTTATTAATTATTATTGATTATTATTAACCCAATACGGGTTTATTTCTTAATAAATATGTGGTTCTTTTGAAAAAACACCATTTACTAATAATATTTTTTATTCTAATAGAAAATCATCTATTGAATCCATCAACAGGTTTTTATCCTTTTTATCTTCTGATTCACTCATTTGTTGTTCTGTGGAAGGTTTCTCACCATATATCCAAGAACCCGGTGTTGATGGTGAGGTAACTATGTCCCAACAGATTATTTCAAAATCTTCTTGGACTACGTTCTGACCATTCTCTTTTGATAGTGATCCAACACCTCTAGACGATACACCTATCTTAATACCCTTCCTTAAATAATTTGCTATTCTGTCACCTTCACATGAGATAATTCCTTGGTTGATGAATCCAGGTGACATAATGATTTCTAATTTACCCATTAAGGTATTACCTTCCCACCATAGATCAACTACGCTGTGAGATACCCTACTAACGGCAACGATAGAACTTTCAGGGTGATCAGCTTCACCTAATGCTCTATTATCTTTAATAAGTTTTAAATAATTTTCAGCTTCTCTTCGTAAGATAGCTTCAGGATAGACTCTCCCATTCCTATTCTCTAGGTCGTATTTTTGCATGACAGCATAAACATATAAAGGTTCTTCTATAATAGGTTCACCTTTAGTAAGTTTATTTACTTCACTAATAAAATGTTTGTTGTTCTTTGGGGATATGTAACCGGCATCGTACTCAATAAGGAGACCTTTCTTGCCTGTTTGATCGTTTTTTAATATTTCCATAATATAGGTATACTTTTCTTAATAAATATACCTATATGATGAAAACTATTATTTTTTGGTCTTATAAAATTGGAAGTGATTGTTTTGTTCGAAACAATTGTCAATAATCTCACTAATTAGATTATTAGATTCCTCCACCATTAGTGGATTGTTTACTGCTATTTTGTCTTTTTGAAATAGTGTGATTTCACAAGACATAAAACTTCTTTTAGTATGGTTGATACCTGAAGACCTCATATCTAAATCTACAATGTACCTCTCACTTTCAAAGTTGTTGTCACCTATTTTAGTGTGTAGGTTTTGTTTTATTTTTTTTCTTAACTTACTTATTACATTATCGTAATTTTCTTCTTCAGTTAAAGGTTTACCCCAAGCTGAGACATTTAAATAGATTGTTTTTGGGTTTTTATTATCTATCGTACCTAATTTTACTTTATAATTGTTTTTTGACTTTAAAGTAATTTCTTTTCCTCTTTTCATTCATAATTTCTAAAATTTTATGTTATTATATATCAATTATAGTCATTATGTTTCCCTATACCAAATTAGGTCATAAAAAAACCCACAATTAAGTGGGTTTGAATATTAGTCTTTATTTTTTGATTCTTTTTCTTTATCGGATTTACCCTTTAGGTAATCCTGTATTTGTTTTATGTGAGTTTTATAAACATCTACGATATCATCTAAAAGATCAGCATCACCATCAGTTGCCGTTTTTTCTTGTCTTCTTAAATTTTTAGAATATTCAAGTCTAAACTGATACGTGTCACTTTCTTTAATAAGTGTTTTCTTAACTAACTTTGTAATGTCAGATTCGTTTAATTTTACTATTTTCTTTTTCATAATTATTCTGTTTCTATTGATTCTTTTAATTGATACACCTTACTGATATCTGAACTATAATTTTCTTTATTATATTCCATACGTAGTAATTTATCTTTAGCACTTAATAATTTCCCTTTTACGTCATTATCCTTACTTTCATTTAACTTACCATCAATAGTGTCAATACACTCCCTCATTAGATCAACATAAACACCTTGTTTATCTTCTTCCGATCCGTTTAAGATTGATTTAATGATTTTCTTTTCACCTTCACTAATATCTTCATACTTTGAATTGAATTTATTAACAACCATTTTAGATAATACTGATGGAGGTAAGTCTACTCTTTCGAATTCAGAACTCTCATCTATTCTTTCTGTAGTCATATGGTCTCTTAATGTATTCATTGATTCTAACAACCCTTCAAGTGTTTTTGAAGATTTACCTGTAAAGATTAATTTTGTAATATTTTCATGTAACCCTTTAGAGTCATAGTCAACATTTTTAACCGTTACTAACGAAGCTAATTTTTTGTTGGCCTCCATTATATCTTTCTTTTTATATTTTGATAAGAGACTTACACTTTCTTTAATGTAATCTTTAGCGTCACCACTATTATCAAAATACTTATTTTCTATATTATCATAAATGAAATATTGTGTTTTTAATATTTCATTCTCTTTTAACATTTTAACGAATTTACCAAAAGTTTTCTTCCCAGTATCATTCTTCTTAATTATAGATTCTATAAGAACCTCACTAAATTTATTTTTTATTTTCCCAAAGTTTTTCATATTCCTTATTTCTTTATAAATATTATCTTTATCCTAAAAAAATTAATCTTTTGTTAATTCATCTATATTATCTGACATTTTCTTCAGATCTTCAGTTAAACTGTCCTTACTCTTTTCGATATGTTCCATAGGTTGTATCATACCTTTACGATCAAGACTCTCTATTAGTCTATTAGTAAAAATGTTTTGATATTTTTTAGTTCTAATATCTAATTTCCTTTTTCTTATTTCAGTTTCCACTAATAAATCACCTTTTTTATTATGTGATTCCATTGGTATTTCTGCCGCTGGTTCTGCCGCTGGTTCTGCCGATAGTTCTTCACCACCTACTGATGGTTCTTCAGTGCCTAAACTACCTTCTTCACCACCTAAACCATCATCAGCGAATTCATCCCCACCTTCTAAACCTCCACCGAAGCCTCCTCCACCACCACCTCCAGCAGCGAATTCATCTCCACCTTCAGCACCACCTTCAGTATCACCTTCAGAAGTAGAACCACCAAATTCACCATATAATGCATCCACTCTATCAAATACACCTGTTTTCTTAATGATGTTAGAAGTTTGTTCCATTTCAGCCGCAGCTGCTTTTTCCATCCTTTGTTGCTCTAAATCAACTCTAATATCTTCTTCTGACATACCTAGAATCTCTTTCTTCGCTCTAGTCATAGACATTGCAGCAAAACCATTTCCCGCATCTGCAACAGAGTCTCTATACACTTGTATTTTTTGTTGAAGTTGTTCAGTCCTTAACATATCTGCTTGTGTAGATGGATTGTTTAATGATAATGTAAAATTATCCAAGTCATCTTCCAAACCTAACACATATAAATGTATGATTGCGATTTTATTTAATTCCTGTATCATTGCTTGTTGGATACGATTAACAGTTCTAGTAAATCTAATATCCTGTAAAGCTAAATTCTTACCATCTCCATTCGTTTCCTCAAAACCTAAAAATGGTTTAGGAACTCTTAACGCAGTAAATAATTTCTTTTGTAAGAATTCAATATCAGCAATCTCCGATAGGTTAGTCGCACCAGGAAGTGTTTCGATCGGACTAGGTGCTGATGGATCTCTAACAGGAATAAAATAATCCTGATCCTGAGCCATCTGATTATATTTTGTATCTATTTGACCAGTGTTTTCATCAATAACTGGACTTCTTTTAAAGTTGTTAGCAATTTTCTGTACATATTGAGCTACATCTTGTTCATCAATATTACCAACGTATATTTTGAATATTCTTCTTTCCGGAGCTCTTGTCACCCTATAGATTAACATCGCATCTTCTGAAAGTAATAATTGTTTCCAAATCCTTCTAGCTTTCTCCAACATTGAAGTTCCATAAGGTAATCTTCTATCATCACCAAGTAGTCTAAAATGTGCCATTTGCCAAGAATTGAAAGTAACATCTTTACCTCTCCAAAAGTATGATACTTTACCATCATCTTTATCTTCACCACTATCTATATTACCAGCATGGTATTGACCAATAAAATCTCCCTCTCTTCTTTCTATCTCAATGTTAGGTAATTGTTTTACATCTCTAATACCTTCTTTTGGGTCGATATCTAAAAATAGGAAATTATCCCCATACTTACAAGTGTTTCTTGTCCACATTGCTAAATTGGTGTGAACATCTAATTTATTAAAAAATAAATCTTGTAATATTCTCCTAACTCTTTTACTTTCTGAAAAGATATTAAGGATTCTACCTTCACCATTTTGTGTTGTAGATTCCTCCATCATAATATCTAACGCTGCTGCAATTTCAGGGAAAAATTCCATCCCCTCAAAATCAGAATACGATGCAATCCTTGTTGTCTCATAAAATACTGATTGTTGGTAGATTTCATTATCCACCTTATGCCACATATTAGAAAGGTACTTTGATTGTTGTGCCTCTAATTTTGCCGTATCATACTCTTCTTTAGATTGAGTCTTTAGTATTTGTTCATCCCCCAACGAATATCTAGATTTTGCCTCTTCTTTTTTCCTTTCAGGACCGAATAGACTTTCTAGTTGTTGAAATATTGTATATTTTTCTGCCATAACTTTATTTAGTTTTATATACCATTATAATAAATATCATCAAAAACTAAATGATTATTTAACATAATCACATTCTACATACGCATATCTGTGTTCTTTACCGGAACCATCAATAACTTTATTATAAACGTATCTTACTTTAAAATCTTCACCTTGTGAAAATGGTATCGCAGTACAAAACTTTTTATTTTTTGTTTTTTGTTTTGCATTCCTAGCATCCATATCTTTAGGTAAATCCTTAAAGGGTCCCCATTTATATGTAAATCCACCATTAGTTGGTTTCCTTAAAAAAGGTTTTTTATGTCCTGATTTTCTTCCCATAGTTTTATTGTCTTATACCGAATAACCAATTGTATTCTCCATTATCATTATTACTACCATTTTGTCCAGTAACTGGTGGGTGATAAGATGGTGTATTATTAAATACCTGGTTAGAGCGTATTTGTTTGTTTGTATCATTATCCTGCGAAACATTAATCCAACCTTCTAACATAGCCTTTGTTTGTTTTTCCGCTTGTTCTAATTTCTTAAATGAAGTTTGAACAATGAATAAGGGCATTGCATAAGCCATTATAATATCATCATGATAACCTTCCATATGGTCAGGTCTACCACCTTTATAAACAAATGTCCTTAATTCAGATATCATCCTTGATGAACGTATAGTAGTCTTATTCTCCCTAATATGTTCCTCTAATTCTGATATCATTTGTAATCTTGTATTACCAACATTAAAACCAGGAACCTTATCACCTTGTTTATATTTTGTTTTAGCGTATTTATCACTTAATTTTCTACTCTTCGGATCGTCATAATGTAAATGTTTATATTCCATCTCCATTAATTTCATAACAGTGGACACACCCATACCACCAGTAATATCAACTACAGTATAAGCGTTATACATATTCCCATATTTATAGACTAATTCTGCTAATAAATCAGGTGCAATTTTCGCTTGATACTCAGCAACCTGTTCTAAACCTTCAAAATCAAGTATTACTATTGTTGAACTATCCTTACCGTCACCCCTTGATACATCAACACCCATTATATATTTATGACCTTCTTCTGGCTCTTTCCAAACCCACATAGACTTTTCTAATTCAGCCATATATTCCGGTTTCATAACATTGTTCTCTTCATGGAAAGTTACAAATTCATCGTCAACAACATTACCCCCCGATCCAATAAATGATACGTCAAGTTCTTGTGCTATCTTTTTAGGGTCACCCATATCAGATGCCATATCATCATACCACGTAGAATAAGGTTTCCACCCATCATTAGTCATTAATTCATATGCCTCTATATCTGATTCTGTAGTTTCGTATGTTTTACCTTCATAATCCCATCTTAATCGCGTTCTACCAATAGACTCACATACTAATATCTCATTTTCCCCTCTTTCCCATCTTAAATGTCTATTGTATCTAATATCATGATACCATTTCATCTCCACAACATGGAAGTTACTATTAGGGTTGTTTTTTGCATCATTATATATTTTATAATATAATGGATCCATACCATTAGGTGTGGATATAAGTGAAATCTTACCACCCGTACCTAATGAAGCTAAAGCAGCACCAAATACCTCTGCACCAGCGTCAATAAAGGCTGCCTCATCCATAATTAAGAATGTTGGGGTGAATCCCCTTAACGCATCTTTAGATGTTGCTAACGCTCTAATTTCACAATTACTAGATTTAATTATGATATGACCTTTCGAATCTGTACTTAAATAACTTTCACCCTCTTCCAACCCCCATACCCAATTAGGTATTTGATCTAAAAAGTCTTTCACCTTTTTTAAGAATTCTTGTGCCAATGTTTGTTTATTGGCTAATATTAGAATTTTATGTGGGTTTGTCGGATCACCAAATGCACACTTTGCTGCGATATAAGCTGCAGTTGTTGTTGATACACCTGCCTGACGAGGTTTTGTTACAATATTACGATTATACTTTTCGTAAGCTTTAATTATTTGTTTTTGTTTGTAAAATAATTTAAACGGAACCATACCCTTTTGAGTTAAATCAAAAGTCTTAAAAAACGTTTCTACGGCAAAAATAGGGTCACCTAAACTTCTAGCATATACCTGTAATTGTTCAGTTTTATTCATATAATCTTTTTATATAAATATCAAGAAAGGGGTAAAGTATTAATAACCTACTAATTTACCTCGTTCAAAGGCATCTGCGTTTGGTCCTAATGTGTAAATAGTATCTTTACCATCTCTATGCGATACTACTATCTCTGATTGTAACATTGCTGACCACAATCTACTATTCCAACCCCTTCTTTTAGGGTCTTCACCAACAGATGCTTGCCAACCACCTCTAGTTTTCTTTGACATTTTTGGTACATCCTTAATGTAGTTAATAATACTTTGTATTTGACCGCCACCTTTTTGAAATGACCATTCATATGATTTAGGTATCATACTATACCCATATTTTTTACCTATTGATCGGAATTGTTTATCTATTTGTTCTGAACTATGATAATTTTTATGGAATAATTTTTTAACAGATGCTAAATGTATTAACATATCTTTAATTGTCTTATAATTAGTGTAGATATAATCAATAGCGTCATTAATTAACCCTTCCATTACATCTTCTATAAAATCACCAGTATCACTATTAGTTAACATATACCCAGCAACTTTTTTAATTGTATTTAATCTTCTTAATTGGGAGATGGGGTTTTTTATACTATATGTTTGTTCTATTTCATCAGATAAATAAGTGTCAAATTTTTGAATTATAATATCCAAAACATTTTTATCGTAATCTTTTTCTAAAGCCCACTTATTAAATCCCGTATCATTTTTTGCTCTGTTTATAAGAACATCAAACTTTTCATTAAAGAAATCATTTAATCTTTGGTTGGAGTTAATAATGTTTAAATCTAATGCATACCTATTAACTAATATATCTATAATATCCTCAATAGGTTTATCACCATATTCTGAAATAACTTTATCGACAACTTTATCAAACCTATTTTCATTAAGGATTGTTCTACGTTGACTTTCTGTGATTCTAATTCTCATTACCTATAAATATTATCTTTGTATAATAAGATCAGAGAAGTATTCTTTTAATTTTTTTTCATCAGGGTAAAAATAACTTATGTCTGAAGTACTTAATTTATTTACATCACTATAACTCCTTAATAATGATCCTACCATATCAGTAAAGCTACTATGTTCATCTGTTGGATTTTCACTAGACCCTTCTATATATTCATCGATTAACTCATTAATTCTTCCGGTAATATCAAATTTTACCTCAGCCTCTATTACTTTACTACCCAAGTATCCTTCTATTTCAGATTTACATTCTTTAAATATTTCATCTTCACCAACAAGATTGTAAGCGTTACTATAATCATTATACATATCATCTACCACTTCTGATTGTGATAAATCACTTTCATCTATAAAAACATTTAAATTATATCTGTCAGTTATTTGTCTTACTTCATCCGCCTTTTCACTCATATTGAAGAAGTCATTATCACCATGTAAGTATGTAAATTCCTCCCTATGGCTTAGACCATATATATCCTTCCCATCGTATTCCTCAATTAACCTTTCTAATACGTGTTTCACAGCGTCATCATCTAAAAGTTCACATATCTCCAAAAACTCGGTATCTTTTCTCCATAAATCAAAAAATTGTGCCCAATCTTCACCTAATGCTTGTTCTACAATTTCTGGTTCATCAAACCAATTCACAAAATCAATCCATTCAACATCCAATATCACTTTACCATCTTCAATGATTAAATCATGAAAACTATAAATGTCAACGTATTTTTCATAATATCCACTAGATTTTAAAAAATCTAAAACATCATTACTTTTGTATAACCAATCAGACATGCTATAGATTGTTGTAGGATCTTCATCCCTCTCCATTAAATACTTAAAAATTAAATAAGATGATGTGGTATAATCTAACGCCCATTTTTGTGCCACTTCTGAAATTATATCTGAACCATAAAAATTATGTAACCTTCCAATCTCTACCATATAGGCATCAATTTGTTTATCTACAGCCTTTTTCAAACCGCCTTTATTAAATCTACTGTAAAAAGATTTCTTCTGTTTTTCTTCGGTTAATAATTTTCTTATGAGTGATTTCATATAACAATAAATACACAAAAGGGCATAAAAAAACCCATTAGATTAATAATGGGTTTTTTTTAACTTTATATTCTATTATTTGAATAAGTCAGAGATGTCAATATCATCTAAATCAATATCATCATCGTCATCCTCTCCATCACCTAAAGCATCGTCAGACGCTCTTTCTTTGATATCATCCTGTACTTTATTTGCCATATCGACTAACATTTGTTTTCCTTTACTACTACCAGCCAATAATTCTCTCATAAATGTATGAAATTCATCTTGTGGTAATTGACCCATTTCATAATAAAGGAAATGTTTGATATCGTAAGCACTACCTTCAATAGCCCCAATAAATTTCTCCCATATAACTGGACCTAATCTCATATCCCACATTTCAGAATCTAACGTATCAGCTTTACCAATAACATAGTTAGCTTCTCTTTCATCTTCAGGTAACCCATGAGCTGCAAGTAATTCCATAACACCTTTAATCAATTCGTTAAGTAATACTGGTAATATCCAAGCCTCAGCGATAATCTTTGGTTTGTCACCACTTAAATCTAACTTTTCTTTACCACCTTTCATGTCACCACCGCCACCACCGCCAGACATTTCAGGTATCATCCAATAAGTTAAATCAGTCATAGACATTAATTTACCATATAACCCTACTAATCTCGGTTCAATGTTTGTAAGTTGTTCAGCAACCATATGAAACATATAGTGACCTTTCTTAGCCGCACCTTGCATAATAGCATTTAACATTCTTCTTTTTTGGACTTCTCCGTTAAGCCGATCAATGTCAACCTCACTTTCAAAATCCATTTCTTCTTCATCTTCAGATTGTTGCATTTCATCATCAGAAATCTGTCCATCCACTAATTTAGCATCAATGTCAACTTGATCTTCAGGAACATCAAATTCCTCTCTAACTAAATCAACAGCTAATCTTTCTAATTCAGCTCTGTGAGGTCTCTCCAATTCCATAACTTGTTGTAACAATTGCATAACCTGCATTGCCATTCTAGGATCAACAGTTTCAACACCCCAATACCTTTTTACACTAGTTACTAAATCTTTATATCTTTTAGATGCTAGTTTTTCTGAATAGTGTCTCTGATCAGTAGTTTTAGGTAAAGATTTATTACCACCCAAATGGTGACTATCAGCCCTTAATTTATCCTCAATATCCCGATGCATTCTTTCAGGATGTGCTGGATCATATTCGATAGATTCAGTTAATTTTTGAACTTCTTTATTAACTTCGTATCTTTCACTTAATATTTTGTTAGTTATTTTACCAACATTAATTTTCTTACTCATTTCTATATTGTTTTTATAAACTCATTATCCCCACCCAAATCTCAAACGCTTCAAGTGAAGCTCGATTAAAATGTCTTTGTATGGTATTCATTTCATGATCACCTAATTCCTCTGCTTTTCTTAGTGCTACCCTAGTTAAAATATCTCTTACTTCTTGTTTATGGTTTACCAAATATTCAATAACCTTTTTATCCCTATCGTCATCATCTAATGAATCAAGATCCATACTTTTTCCATATAAATACCTATGTAAATCATCCGGAGCCCAATTAAGTATTGGATGTGCCCCATGCATATTTTCTAAACCACTTTGTCTAATCATTTCTAAATACTTCATTACCTTCGTAATTGCACCTTTTTCACCTTTGAAATAACGTAATTTCGTACCTAAATTATTACCTAATGCTTCTGAAACCATTCCTTTTTTATTTGTAGATTTAATAACTTCTTTTTTCTTTGATAATTTAATATATTCTATTAACCCTTTCTTTGTCATTCTAGGGTTTTCTTTTTCTTTTATCAAAGATAGTAAATTTTTCTCATTTATTGACTCATGTTTACTTTTTTCTTTAAAAGATTCTTCGTAACCTACTGAATCAGTACAAATCTTTGCTGATGTCTCATCTGTTTCCTCTTTGGAAACTTTTTTGAAACAACGTTTCCATTTCGCAGTATGAGGATTCTTTTTCTTACCCTTCTTCTTACTGTCCAACATTAAAGATTTATTCTTACCTTTCATCTTATTGTTCTTTTGTTACTTTCATTCCACCATCAGGTGTAGGTGTAACACTACCATTAGCTTGGATACCAATACCGTCTGATGCTGCTTTATCAACATCATTTTTAGTGTAAGTTAATTCTTTAAAATTCTTTTCATCTACTTCATCCAATGGTGCATCCATAGAAACATCATCACCATAACTAGACATATAATCATCATCATCTCTATAATCCGGTTCTACTGGTACGTGTCTCATATAAATTTCTGGGTACATTTTAGACATTCTTCTTAAAATAGCATCAGGATTTTTTCTCAAATACCTTATGATATTAGGTAACATATCTTCACCATATTTTCCGAATACATCTTTAACACCACCTTCTCTTGGTGTTGGTTCATATTTAGATCTTTCCCAAGACCCACTCATTTCAGGATTCTCAACTGATTCCTTCATAACTTTCTTAACAATTCTATTAAGATCACTTTCTGTAAGTTTTACTATTTTTTTCATACGTTTAATAATTCTTTATCGTAATTTAATACCATATCTTTTTCATATAGTTTATCTTCTACTGATTTAATATCTTCAGCAAAGGAGAAATTTAATCTACTATCAGGATACTCATCATAACCTTCCATATTTTCCCAAGCCATTGAGACAACTCCATCGATTGCATCCCATATAGCGAAAGTATCACTATCTTGGATTAAGTCTAATTTCATTTCAGAAACTAATGACCCTGTTTTACCAACAAAATCCTCCGGAGCTTCAGGATTACCTGATGATGGATAACTATCCCATCCTTCACCATCTATATCTTTTAAATTTGCGTCAGAAAAGAGAAACTCATAAACAAATTTCCCTTTCCAATTCTGACCAATTTTATTGATATAAATTAATTTCATTACCTAAAAAATCCTTTTTTTCTAAATGATCTTCTTTCTATTGGTGCATCACCATCTATTGCTTTTGGTTTACCTTTTTTATCAGGTTTTGTCCAAGGTCCCTTTCTTTCTTTCTTACCGGGTGTTGTTGTTGGGTCACCAATACCTGGACGTGTTCTTGGTTTAGTCATTGGATCATTAAAGAATTCAATATCTAAACCATTAGATTCACCATCACCATACATACTATTATCTACTTTAGATGATATCCCATCTCCATCGATATCAATTGATCCTGATATAGAATTTAACACATCCATACCATAACCATCACCTTCCATCTCATCTAGAAATCCATCTCCATCGTCATCTTGATCAACTGATGAAGCTATATCATCACCATCTCTATCAAATGGACCATATTCACCAGTTTCACCATCTATCGTCATAAAGTCATCAGCAATATCGTCACCATCAAACTCATTAGACATATGATACCCTTGTCCATCACAATGAGGACAACCCATACCATCACAATCAGAACAATCTATATAATCAGATGACATTTCCATATCAAAATCATCTCTCCTCATTTCCATTTTTGTATCCATACCCATTTCGAAATCTTCATCTACAAAAATATTTTCTTGTTCGTTTCTCTTATTATATCTCCAATTTCTTGCAGCTGATCTACGTTTAGGTGATGAAGGTTTCATCCTGCCATAACCACCAAAATCTTCACTTAATTTTTTCTTAACTATTTTTTTAGTTAAAGACTCAACTAAATCACCTTTTTTAATTTTATAACTTTCTTCAGCCATTTCTGGTTCATCGATTGGTTCTTCCTCCATTTCAGGTTCACCTTCCATAGATGGTTCTTCTAATGGTAATTCACCACCACCATCTTCAGCACCCATATCATCTTCTTCATCTTCACCCTCTAATTTAGTAATAACATCTTCAATATCTTCATCAGAGAATTGATCTAAATGCATTGCAGATATTACAGAATTAATTACATACTTTTCTAAATCAGTATCTACTTCTTCCATATCTCTCATCATTTGACCAATCTTACCAGTCATTTTCTGTATTTTCTTTGTTGGGTCAGATTCATCTTCACCATCTAAATCTTCTTCACCACCCATGTTATCCATTGCAGGTTCTTCAGCGAAATCTTCTTCACCACCCATATCAACTTCATCTTCAACAGGCGCCTCCATAGATGGTTCAACAGGATCAACAGAAGGTTGAGGTGCATCTACTTTAAGTTTATACTCTTGTTCATCAACAACTTCCTCTTCTTCATTTTCTTTATCCATTGAAAATCCAAATCCAGTACCACGATCAAAGGCAACACCATCATTTTCAAAAATATTGTTGTTTTCTTCAATACCAAAAGATTCATTTAACATATCAAACTTTAAGTTTAATTGTTTTGTAACTTCAGCATATGAATTATAAGCTTCATCGAATTTATTTTGCAAACCACCAATGTAGTTAAAATCTTCTGCCACTACATTACCTGATTTTTTTTCTGTGGTTTTAATAAAGTATTTATGGTTTTCTCTAACAACACCATATATTACTCCATTTGGTCCTTTCTTAACCAACTCTAATTCGGATAATGAAGTACTCTCATTAAGAGTGTTCATTCTACCCATAAGATTTTTAATCCTATCTACTTTATCTTTCCCTTTTAAACTTTTCGGATTTATATTTTTTCCCATTTTATAATGTTTTTGTTTTTATTCTTTATGATTGTTGTGTTGGTAAACCAGTTTTAATATCAATGAATTGATAAGTTGTACCACTTATTTTTCCTGTTTTATCTAACCCAGTTGGTTTAGGGTTCCCTAAAAGTAAAATCCTAGCACTTACTGTTGTTCCTGCGTCTTTAACTATAATTGGGATTGTTTCACCTGCAACTGTGGTTGTAAATGATGTACCATTTATAGTTTCTGAACCAGTGGCTAACACATAAATAGCACTGTATATATTATTAGTGAAATCATAGTTTGTACTACTATGTATAACACCGAATGTTCCGTTTTGAAATGTATTCATGTCTTATTTTCTTAATAAATATTATGATATCATTAAAAAAACATTATAATGATAAAGATTTATCATAAGCTAACGTTTCTAAATCTGATAATTTTTCTAACAACCCAACTCTTCGCAATACTTTAAAGGTAATATTCTCATAAGAGTACTCACCTTCCCTATCTAAACCAGTTTGCCTTAATTTTTTAATCTTTGTTTTTAAGTTCTGAATTCTTCTAATAACTTTATCATATTCATTCTCACCAAAAGTTATTAATAAGGTATCATAACCATCAATTATAGTAGAAGCTTTTTGTCTTACTTTTTTAGCATCAATATTTACAACACTCTTTTTTGGTTTTACTAACCAGTCATCCCATAATATCGAATATACCCCTGTTGAAATGTGTTCCTCAGAAATATTTTGAGCGTATACCTCTACATCATATCCTTTGATCGTGATACTATGTTTTTCATTCCATATATTCTTTTTAGCCATAAGATATTCTGAAACTAGTTCACTATTTTCATCTATATCTTCGTAATTAAGTAAAATATGTAAATCTACATCAGAGAATTTTGACCAATTATAGTTTGATAAACTACCTGTAAGTGTAACATCTTCCACATCTACCCAAGAGATATCTAATGTTTCAAAGAAATCATCGGCAATCATCAGTAACCTTGATCTGATTTTATCATTAAGTTTCTGATCCGATTCAAATATTTTTGGGTTAAGAGTGTCTCTGACTTTAAAAGATGATAAGTCAATATCCTCCGGGTTTGTCACCTCTGATATCACTTCCTCTGTTGCTCTCTTTAAATCCATAAATTATTTTCTTAATAAATACTACGGATTATGATAAACAAATCTATGTGACTTAAAAATATTATGTTTATGTTTAAAGTAGACACCATCTTCATCAATATATATCGATTTAACCCCCCATTCATTTTTCCAGGGTACGATATACATTACCGCATCACCACAATTCCATTTTTTAATATCCATATTCCGACAACCATCAAACCTACTACTATCAGGGTATATATTAATGTGGATATAACCACCACTATAATCATTAAACTGAATTACCTCTATATATGTTTTAACACTATCACACTCATCTAAACAACTACCATAACAATGTAATGTATCAGAATAGATGACAGTTTCTTGCGAATAACTTGTGAAAGGTATTAGGAATAATAATATGTAGAATAATTTTATCATTTATATTTGTAATTTCATAATTAAATTGCTATTGGTACGTTTTTCCAATTTGGGTATGTTTCATAATCAATTATTTCAAAATCTTCATAAGTATAACTGAATATGTCTTTTGCCTTTTTTAATTTTAGGGTTGGTGTTGAATATTTGTTACTATCACGACCCAGTTGTTTCTTTACGTATTCCATATGGTTGTCGTAAATATGTACGTTTGTTAAATCACCAACTAATGTACCAGGTACCATATTAGTTTGTTGTGCAAACATATGAAGTAATAGTGCGTAACTTGCTATATTATATGGGCAACCAAGTAGACTATCTACTGATCTTTGATGCCATTTAAGATGTAATCTTCTTGTAGCAAACCCCGCTTCATTTGCATATTCTTCAAATGTATTGTCTTTAGGGCAATACGCTGCAATGTCTTGCCATAATTCGTGGGAGTGGTATTCACAAAACTCATCGTTAGTCAATTCCTCTGTATATAACTCAAATGCCCAATGACAAGGTGGTA